AGAGGGGAGTTCCCGAATACGCTCAACCAATCCACCCAGGGCAAACTTGGGGAACCTGCCGAACTCATTGATGTAGTTCAGGGTGTTGATGCCGTACTCACGCACGATGTTCTTGACGGCTTTGGCCCGGAGAACGAACTCATTCGGGCTCAGCCATGCAAGGAGGTTATCTGAGGTGTCTGTACCAGCCCCCTGAACCATACCACCACCGGCGTAGTAAGATTCGTACCCAGGCTCAGGAGTGCCGTAATACTTATTCAGCTTAACTGTGGGCTCCTCCCCCGCTATGGTTGCTTGTCCAGGGAGACCATTAACCCGAGCCTGTACATCAATGACGTACTGCTGTGCAGTAATGGCTAGGAGGATACTGTTTTGTAGATAGGTAGCATCAACATCAATCAGTAACTCGGTACCTAGATCAAGCAGGGCTAGCCCAATTTTCCCTATCAGTTCCCCGGTTAGACGATCAGCTTCAGCCGTCAGATCAGCAATATCCTTCTTGGCTTTATCTAAAGCAGTGCCTTCTTCTTTCTGCTGAGACCTATTGATCTTCTCTAAAACAGAGTAGTACCCTTCGATGTCCCTTCGGTACTTACTAAAGCTATAAAGGTCCCCACGCTCTTTAGCTTGGGTAGCAAGTCTCTTGGCATCAGTAATCTGTGCCTCATACAGTTCCTTGGCTTTGTCCATACTGCTGTCCTGACGTTGCAGAACAGCCTTGGCATATTCAATTTCTGCCCGAGTACGCTCCTGTCTGTAAACTTTTTCGTTACGCCTAAGTTCCTCTTCCTTACTGATGGTTCCAGAATCAAGCTCAAGAAGGTCCCGTGTTTGCCTTAGAGCAAGACTCTCCTGCTCCTTCTTCAGGGAATCCAGCTTAGCGATGTGACGCTTATAGGCTTCTTCTGCTTCCTTTAGAGCCGCCAAAAGCTTCTTCTGGTATTGCTGAAGACTAACTATGCGCTCAGCATTGGTTGACTTCTCATTCTGTACCAACTGCTCCTTCAAACGCATCAGAAGAGAACTCTCTTTACGCTCTTCCTCAGCCGCTTTTTTCCTGACATCCCTCAGCTTGTTCAGGTTGTCTATTTCTTCCTGATACTGATCCTTATTGCCAGCCTGACCCCGCTCTTTGTCTATAACTGCATTAACACCCTCAAACCCAGCATACAGCGGATTGTCTGCCGTAAGACCCTGCTTACGGGCATTCTGGAGTTCCTTAACACGCTCAATAGCAGTATCAAATTCTTCATCAATTCTCTTAAGAGCTGTCACCAATAACTGACGCTCAGATTCCTTCTTGGTCTCCAGGATTTCTTGTGCCTTGGCATCTTCTTCTTTTAGGGCAGCTTCTTTTTCTGGAATGGTCCCCAGTAAGTTGTCGGTATAAACCTTCAGTTCAGCAATCTTTTTCTGGGACTGATACTCTTCCTCAAGAGCCTTGATTCGATCAGCGGCAGCTATGGTCTCTGATGTACGTAGTTCTTCTCTGGCAGTGATAAGTGCTGTAATTTCTCTCTGAGCAGACTTGTCAGCAGAGGACGAAACATCAGACAAGGCAAACGCCTTGGTGTCCTTGATCTTCTTCAGTTCAACGGAGTACTGAGCGTCAATACGCTTGAGGGATTCCTGGTAGATCTTTTCCTGAGCGGCTTCTTCCCAACCAATCTTCAGGTTGATCTGCTTGGAAACTTCCTGTGACGTTTTTTCTATGCGAGCCAGATTATCCTGAAATTCAAGCTTGGCATCCTCGATGGCTTCCCTACGCTTCCGGGCTTCTACCTCATACTGGGCAGCATTGTTTCCCCTACTGGCAGCTACAGACGCATCAAGGTCCTTCTGAGCATTAGACAAATCACTGGCAATACGATACTGCTCACGGAGGGAATTCTGAAGCTCAGAAATCTTCTTCAGAACCCTATCAAAGGAGAGAGTCAGCTTCTCGTTTTCCCGAACAAGAGAGTCGGTCTTGTACTGGGATAGCGAAGTCAGGACCTCATTTAGCTTGGCAACATTGGCCGGATCAAGCTTAGGAATAAGTCCTTTTATTGCATCAGTGATTAATTCCAGTTCTTTGGGGTTTGCCTTCTTACCCAATCCCTCAAACGTCTGGGCAAGCTCATCAATGGCAAACGACGCATTTTCAGACTGGTCAAGAAGAGAATTGACTACCGTTACGTACCCAGAAACCGTACTGCTGAGTTTAGTGCTTACCCCAGTAGTGATGGCTGCAAAATCTGCGTTGATGCCTTCAATCGTCTCACCAACAGACTTCTTCAAAGCAGCAAACGCCTTGCTCCTCCGTACTGCCTCAAGGTCGGTAGCCTGAATGGACTGCTTAAGCTTCACCTCTTCTGAGGAAAGAGCCTTGGTAGCCTCAAGCTCATTCAGCTTAGCCAGGGTCTTGGCATTAGTGTTTTTTACCGTCTTCAGTTGCTCAACGATGGCATCCCGTCTAGTGGAATCCTCTACGGTACGAAGCTCTTCTTCTAGCTCAATTTCCCGAGTCTTTGATTGCCGGAAGGATTCAAGGATCTCGCTGTTCGACTTCTTCTTGAGGGAGACCCTGCGCTCCTCAGTGGTCTTCAAAGACTCCAAGTAGGATTGATCGGCAGCTAACTGTGCCTCAACCACAGACTCATCCGAACCCAGTCCAATGGCCCTCTTACCCTTCTCAAAATACAACTTAGCTTGCTTGAAGATGTTGTCTATCTCTGACTTTAGCTTCACCCACAAGGGCTCCCAGTCAGTACCTTCAATCAGGTAGTCAACAAGATTGAAGGCAAGGATAGCCGAGCCAATGTAGGGAAGAATCCGAGCAAGGACCTTACCCAGGTTGGAGAACAACGTGGCAGCAAACGCCCCAATCTGTAGTCCAATCTTTTGGAAGAAGTTCCCAAGAGCCGCACCAACCCCAGCTTGAGCTTGGTTAAGAGAAGCGGCTAGTCCCCCAAGCAGGTTCCCTAGCTTACCCAGGGCACCACCCAGGATAAGACCAATGCCGGCAGACACTCGGGCTAACGTCTGCCCAAAGGCAGCAATGGAAGCCCCGAACTGGTTGAAGATCTTGATGGCTGCACTGCCGAAGGCAATGAGTTTGTTAAAGACGTAGATCTCACCAATGAGAAAAAGGATGTCCTTTAGGCTGACCAGCACCTCAACCAAGGCGAAGAACTGATCTGCAAGTAATTTCACCGCAGCGGCAAGGGTCTGAGCCCCGGAAGAGAACTTGTTGTTCTCCCCCACAGCCTTGCCCATGTTCTCAAGGAACTCCTTGAGAGAAAGAACTAACGCACTGTAGGCAGGGAGCAGGTAATCGCCGATAGCTACCTTGACCTCCTCAAACAACCGGGGGAGAGAGGTCAACTGCTTGCCAACGTCATTCATGGCAAGCTCATACACACCAGATAACTTGGCAGCTTCAGCTAAGGCAGCGTTAGTGAAGGCCAGCTTCTTTTCGTTCTGGCTCAACTCCTTGTTGAGCTTCTGTGCCGCTTCAGCAAAAACCTGCTCTCGGTTGATGATGATCCCCATCCACCGGAGACCCATCGTATCCATCTGGTTGATGTTGACAATCAACCGGGAGAAGGTAGAGGAGGAATCCCACCCGGAGATAACGGCAAGGTCCTGAGACGCACGGGCAAGTTCCGTTGCGTATTTCCTGATCTGGTCAGGCTTGAAGATGTCGGCTTGGATTAACTGCGTGATGGCTTGCCGGGAGGAAGCCGCAGTAATGCCCAGCTTCTGAACAGCCTTGTCTGTCCGATCTATTTCTTCTTCGGAGATACCCGCATTGCGGGCTACTTGGTGCAAGACAGTAGCAAGCACCTCAGTCCGTGCTGAGGCATCTGCCATGTCCTTCAAGAATTTGACAAACGCTAGGCCGGCAAAAGCGTAAGCCAGATTGCGTACACCACCAACCAGATTTTCCAGGGACCTGAACAGTCCCATCTCTTGTTCTGCCGCCTTTTCAGCAGAAGATCCGGCTTTTAAGGTGGCATCAGCAAGGGTAGTAACATCCTTAGAGGTAGTCTGGGATTGAGTCCCAACCTGCTTAATGGAACTGACAAGATCCTTGAGGTCGTTGGCAACAGCCTTGAGGGTTGCTGTGACCTCATCATACGCACGTATGTAGATGTCTAAGTTTGCGCTAACTGCCATCGTTCTCTTCCGTAAGAAGGCCCAAAATCTTCCCGAACCCTTCCTTGTCTGCCTGGGATGCCCTCATCAAAGACAAGAGCAACACCTGTTCCTGACGCTTCCTTTCTTTTACTACCGATAGCAGTGCAGTGATCTGACGATACGTATAGTGTCGAACCTCCGAAAGAAGATAGCCAGCCGACACCAGAAAATCGACGGCATAGAGCAACTGCTGTTCAAACTCCTCAAGCCCAAATTTGGTTTCTTTTACGGGGCCTTTTTGAGTTTGGACACCTCCCCCTGTAATCTTTCGATAGCCTTTCTTACCGCTAAAGGGTCAGGCACGGATGCCTCCCACACCGCAGTAAGTGCAACCAATTGCAGAGCGGCAGGTATTAACTTCACATCCTCTTTCTGATCTTCCATGTTGGCAGCTTTGGCAATGATTTCAGCCACCATGTCCGGAGCCGTAGCCACAATGGCTGACATATCCGGGTCCCCCTCGTTGGCAAAGAAGAGGGAGAAGGCTTCCTTGTGTTTGGTAATCAAGGAGACCACATCCTCCAGGCTCAACCCTCTCAATAGGAGGGTCCCCCGACCCAAATTGATTTCTACCGGGGGAGGAAGAAGGTCTCTGATACTGGCAACCATGATTGACTCCTAAAAAAATGGGGGGCATAAGCCCCCCAAATCTTACTCCCACAGCAACCTATTAGGACAGAAGAATCTGCTTAAAGTACTTGCTGCCAGTCGTCTGAAGATTGTCAGCAAGGACGTTACCCTCAAGAACAAACTGCTGAACACCGTCACCAATGAGGGCAAGCTCTTTGAGCGGATCAACCGAGAACTTGAAGACCTCAATCACCACCGGCTCATTGCTATTGGCAGTGTTAAGACCCTCAAACCGCAGGTAGTAATCCGTCGCACCTTCAGTCAGAGCATCAACCTGCTGCTGAGCCGCAAAGTTGAAGTCAGCCGTGAGGTCATCACCATCAAAGAAGGAAAGCGGAGTACCAAGAGTAATCGTCTTACCGAAGGTATCCACATCAAGGTACACATCCGAAGTCGTAGTGTCCTCCGTTACCTTGAATGCCTTACCGTTAATCGTGGCTGCATCCGTACCGGTAAAGCCAGAGAACACTGCATAACTACCAATCGCCGCAGTGTTAGCCACCGTCACCTTGGTGGGTGCCCCAGCCGCAGTAGACACGGTAATCGCACTCGGAGCCGTACCACCAGTCGTCAGCTTAGCAACAGGCTGCACCGAACCATCATTGAGCCAGAACGAACCCGCATCAAGATTGCTCTTGTAGTCAAACGGAGTGTCGTCATCAACATAAGCCGTAAGAGCCGTAGCCCCACGCTCAACCACCAGGGAAGAGATCTTCATCCGGCTAAGCGGATTCACCTTACCCAGGTACCCATCAACTGCCTCAGCCGACACTGAACCAGCCAACGCACTGGTAGACGAAGACCGCAGAGCAATTGCCAGATTATCGGCATTGAACGATTCCATCGTCATCGTCAGATTGCACTTCGTCTCAGTCGTAAGACGGAGGTCAATACTGCGCTGACCGGACTGGGACTCCTTATGCTCCAGAACCGACGTTGCTACCGCAATTCGCAGGTCCGAGACGTTACCAACCGGCATCAAGCCCTTCGGCTTACCAGTCGTCTCATCCCGAGTGCCGATCATGACGACACCCTGCCCACTATAGTAGTTACTTACTGCATCCCACGTAGCCATTTTTAGACCTCCACAGAAGATTCAAAGTCATCGTGGGGAAGGGCAGCTTCCTCCACTACAGGGGGAGTGACCGAAGACACTTCGAAAAACGCTTTGGCAAGGCCCCGATCAACCAACTTCAGGGACTCATGCAAGGTCACTTCAATCACTGCACCCACGGGGTAGGTCTTACCCTTGTGAGTGCAGGGTTTGACGATCTCTACTTTCACTGCTTGTTAAACCAGAAGAGGATGATTGCATCTCCATCTTGGTCCGCATCAGAAACCACACCACCAGTTGCCGTACCACCCGACAGGGTTGCACCGGAGGCAGTGATAGTAGCGTCACCAACGATGGTGATTGCATTACCAGCCGTACCATCTGCATAAGCAGTGATAGTTACCGTATCTACACCATCAGACTCGGCAACGTACTCAATTGGACTGGGACCACCGTATCTCGTTTGGTACGCATTCAGAGTTGCAGTGAGATTGTCAGTAGTCTCCGCATCAGTGTCACCCAGAAGGAAGTGGGTGATGCTGGAAGGTGCTGCCTTGCAGGTAAACACCACACCATTGACTGTAGCGATCTCATCTTCAATGACTGTATCCAGAACAAGCGTACCGGTTGCCTTGGTACTAACGATACTCATGTTTGCCGTGACATCGGTGATAACCCCCGTAGCCACGTTCCAGGCAGAGAGAATGGTGTCCTCAGTACGAATAGCCGGGACCGAAATTTTCGTATCCTTCTTTGCACCAGCAAGGATGTCAATCTTTAAGCCAGCCAGTTCTCGGATTGCCGCCGGCATGATGTTCTCAATGCCAGTACCACCGTGACCAAGTGTCAAGGGAAGGGTTGTCAGTGCCATTGTCCAGTCTCCCAAAGTTGGTAGGTTAGGAAATTGCCTTCCCTGAACCTATGTTCAATGATTGAAGTACCTAACAGTCAAGTCAATTTATGTCACTATCACGGGGCATTCCCAAGTCTGGGTATACACCATTACATTGCCAACTTGGTCCCCCGCAGACTCAGATGAAAAACGCCAAACATAGACTGCCGGGGATCTCTTATGCTTAATCTCATCCCGAATTGCATCTAACAATTCCAAGGCTTGAGATTGTGTATTCTGGTTGCCTACGGTCTTAGCCTCAAACAGTACGGCTATGACAAATCTGGCTACGGTTCCAAGACCCCCACCCGGCTTGCCCTGAGTAACGATTCCTCCGTAGAACACACCGGCAGAAGGAAGCTTTGTCAAACGTGCCTTATCCAACAAGTCGTCTTCAGAAATGATGGTGAAAACCTTGTTCCTAACCTGAGGCACACCTTCAAGCTTGGAAGTGAGATCTGCTAGACAATCAACAATGAGACTCATCGTGATCCAAAGGTCTTGTTGATAGCATCATCTAAATACTTGTTGAGGATTCTTTCAACCAATCTGGCATCTAAATCGCTGACCCCCATGAACTCTCGTTTCAGGTTGTTTCCCAACCCGAATTGATGGTATTTCGCATAGGGGACATCGGTAGTAATACGGGTTTCATTACCCTCTACCGCAGCCTGCTGAATAGACCGAAACAGATTTCCAGTCTCATACAACGTCCCAGTACCACCCCGTAGCCGCCTACGAATAGCGGCCTTTGATGGGACCCAAGGTTGTTCTGCTGTGTCTTGTTCCTTCAAGAACCTCTGTCGAATACGATTGAGGACAACCGTAGAGGCTCTATCAAGGATATTGGCAGGCTCTAGAACCTTGGATAAGGTTTCAAGAACCTGAAGAACATTTCCCCCTACGCTTTGGGGAACAGAGATGCTAATCAAGGGATCAGACATCTAAATCCAGTGGCTTATGTTGTAAACCATACCCACGCAAATACGGTTGAAGATGGGAGGAAGCCTGAGCATATCCTTCCTTCAATACCGACTGCCATTCCTCAGATCTGTTCGTTATCTGTTGGCTATTCATGACCAAAGGAATCACAGAATACAGTGCCTGCTTTAATCCCTCTGGAGGCAGATTAGCAGAGGCGTTTTGACCAGCCGTTCTGAATCCAGCCGTATAAACAATAGAGATGTACTGAAAATCATAAGCTACGGGCAGATACAGAATGCCTTTACGTCTATTCAGCATGTACTCAACAGCCGGCACCACCGCAGTAATGGTGTCTACAGTCTCACCATATTTGACAACCACGATATCGTCAGTTAGAAACGCATGGGTGAGCCTGAGCCTAAGAAAACCCATAGGGTCACAGGGACGATCATTGGAGTTCAGGTAGAATACGTCTGTTTGACTAGAGACAAGATCAAAACCAGTCCCAAGAAAAGAAGACACCATAGAAGTTGCCGACGTAATGCACCGCTCAATAGTGGTATCAACATCCTCGGAATCAGCCAAAGCCATCCGCTCTTTGACTTCTTCCACAGACACGATATTCATACCTGAACCCCCTTACCTCAGACTGCAACAGCCCCGGTATCAATCTCTCCAGACATATCTCGGTTAAGTGCCGGTCTACCCCGCTTACGGGCAGCAGGTTCTGCCTCCCCAACCGCAGGGTCTGGGCTATTGCCCTTGGGCTCTTGTGCCGTAGCCTCTTCTTCATCTGCCCTTCGGAAGAAGGGTCTACCAAGATCATCTAGCTTCTTCAAAAGCTCAGTGCCAGTCCCCTCACTCACCTCATACACCTCACCCTTGTGGTAAATCTGGGCAGTGATATGAGAGACGTAGGTAGACCCCTTAATCAACGAAATTTTCATCTGCTCTCCTAGTGGTAGCCAATGTAAAAGGGGGATTATTCATCCCCCTCTTACACTAGCCGTTTACCATTCAAATTGCCATCAGGCAATGTTGAGGTACTTCACCACCGCATCATCTTCCTCGATCTCGCAAGCCACACGGGTCGTCAGGACGATGATGAACTCACGGGTACGAATGTCCTTATCGTACTCAATGGTCACTCGACGCTGAATGCCAAAAATGAGGTTCAGGGGGTTGGTGAACAGACCCTTCGCCGCCGGCATCATCGGAGCACCAAGAACCTGCGAGCCCCACGCATACAGAGGACCGAGCCCCTGAAGCATGGTGTCACCAAGGTTGGTAGCACGGGAAGCATACGTGTCACGCAGTTCCGTCTCGTTATCAACCGAAACGAAGTGGACAAGCTCGCTGCGGTTACGCAGATACTTGTCAGGCATGGCTTTCACCGCATTCTTCAGCAGGGTCTTACTGATTGTGGTGTTACCAGCATCAACAGTATGAGCCGTAGCCAGCTTCATCCAGCCGTCAACCAAAGCAAGGTAGGGGTCGCCGGAAATCGAGTCACCCAGAAGAACAAGCTCTTCCAGGTCCAGAGCCGCACGTTCTGCAATCAGTTGCACGATGGTCTCATGCAAACCACCGGCACCAGACTCAGAACCGGCATTGATATTGCCACGCTCAATATTATCCTCAAGGACATCATACGGAATGTGAACTTCCGCAATGACTTCCTTGGTATTGAGGACCACCTGAGACGTAGTGGGCTTAACACGATCTTCCGGATCGAGAGCCGTAGCCGAAACAGCAGGACGCAGAATGCGGCTACCAAAACCGATCTTATTGATCTTCCTGGTGGGCGCATTCATCGTGACAACCCTAGCCGCATTCAGAACGGTTGGGGAGTCAATCAGAGTACGAATGAATCGGTCAGTCTGCTCAGGGGACAGAAGACCACCATCGCTAACCAGATCGCTAAGAGCGATGTCAGCTTTCTTAATCAGTTCAGCGTTGCTAGACATTTTGAGTGAACCTCCTACAAGTTATCGGGAATGCAGTTTCCGGCGAGGCAAGAACGCAGTGTCAAAAAGACCCGAACGGGGATCGGAATCCTCGGACTTCACAGTGCGGCTAGGAGGATCACTCTTGGGGGGTGCCCCTACCACGGTGCCTTTCACAACATTTTGCACGGCAATTGCCTTATCACTTGCCTCAGCCACTTTCGCCTCCAGAGTTTCACTCTTTTTAGCGATGTCTGAGACTGTCTTGCCAAGCACATCAACGACAGACGACAGAGAACTCATCTTCTCCATCACCGGTCCAAGAAGTTCCTGGGCAATCTTCTGAATCAACTCAGTGTTGTCCGTAGCCTCCGGAGTCGTAATCTCCTCAGCCTTGGGCTCTTCCTTAGTCTCTTCCTTAGCGGGCTCTTCCTCAGCCTTAACAACAGGCTCAGGCAGATTGTCAATAGCCTCTGCGGCAATGAAAACCTGCCTCGGAATATGAGTCAGATGGGACGACAGCAGAGACTTGACATCTCCACACATCTGTTCCAGCTTCTGAACCTTCTCCTCGGCAGACTCCTCAGAGATCATCAGACCCTGAACTGCCTCAAACATCCCGCCGAATGCCATGTCTACACCAGGAATGAACCCCTCAGCCTTGGCGACAACACCCACCGACACCTTGGGGAAATTCTTGGTCAGGGCTAGCAGATTGGAGTTGAGACGAAGGACATCCGCACCTTCAATCGACTCTGCCTGCTTGAATACAACCGTACCGTCTTCCTGCTCTTCCTGAGACTCCACCTGGAACCCGGCATCCTTGAGGATCTGAATAACTTCAGGCAGTTTGTCAGATTTCTCCACCACTAACCCGACAATGGTCGGAGAATCAGCAGTAGGCTCCGGAGCCTGGGCCGGCTCAGTCTTCTCTACCTCCTGTGCGGGGGTAGAATCCCGTTTGAAAATCTTATCCAGATCAATCATGCCGTTCTCCGATTTATGCTCTTTGATGATACGAAAAGGAACTCGGTTAGCCCCTCGTTCAACAAGAGAGATATATGAGACAGACGGGCTCTCAAGTTTGGTAGCTTGAAGCTTTAACTTTGCCATGTTTCCGACTGTAGCAGCACCTAATGTTCCTAACAAATTAGACTATTCCGAGATCCCTAATAGCTCAACGTAAGAAAACCGGTGAGCATGATCATTTACTGTCTCGGTAATGGTCCCCCGCTTAATCACATGTTTATGCCCTGCTACTTCATCAGTCACACCCCCTAGAAACTCCCCCTGATGGTCATACGAAACGTAGAAAACATGCTCATGACCATCGTCTGCCTTAGCAGTGCGCCCTTCAATAATTGGGGGTATGTCAATCTCTAGCTCAGTGGGAGTCTTAACCACCATAGCCTCTAGAGACAGACCGTTGATCTTTCCGGATTTGACAGAATGCCAAGTATCGTCATGGGGAATGTGAATCCCCACAACCCAGGACCCTTCAACCGGAAAAGTTTGATCTCCCTTGCGGGAGAGAAAGGATTCTACAACAGAAACCCCAGGAACTACTTGGTTATTGTGTTGTACATCAATTTGACCAAGCTTCTTCTCTTTCATGAACTTGTAAGCCATCTCACGGATAGCTTTACGGTCCATGAACTCCCCGTCACTATCTGGGACGTTTGGGACGTAGACTTCGGCCCAAACAATACGTTGCTCTTCGGATTCTGCCTTAAAAGTAACAACTGGCATCAGGTAGCCTCCTGTTCCTCCCTGGAACAATAAGACTACCTAAGAGGTTAGCCAAATATCTTTCTAGCTTCTTCCTCTGTCAGACCAAGGGTCTCTACCGCATACTTGATGGTGTCTTGGTATGCCTGGGAAGACTTGAACCGCTTATCACCGGCAGACAGGATTTCCTCATGTAAAGAGGCATCCTGTTTTTCCCCTGACTCATCTAGGTAAAAGAAGGATTCTCCCATCACAAATTCCTGCTATAGGATATGTAATTCGTAAACCTACGCATGACCTCTGGATTAGAGAAATCCAGTACTCCATCCCAAGACAAACTTCTAAGAAGTTCCCTACCCCACTTCTTGATATCTGCTATAGCCCACAGGGCTTGTGCGTCACCTTCTTTCAGCCGTTTGAGTGCTGCCGTTACCACATCATAAACATCATTGGGGAGATCCATGGTTTGCATGATTCGGTTTTCTAACCGAGCCAGGAAGTAGGATCTAGGTCCCAATTGACCAGCATCGGGAAGCCAACCATACCGAGCCCACGCATAGGACCCCATATCAATATTGGCTTGCAGGGAGATCTTGGTAATTCCCAACCGGTCCAGGACTGGAATCCAAGACCGAAGAATCTGCTTCATCAACCCCTGAGCTTGGGTAGAAGAAGGAACTACGGCAAGGTCCACATGCAATTCGTTTACCCGTGGCTTCAGGGTTAGATGCAATTGCCCCGACTCTCGGGACCCAAAGAGCGGACCATCATAGTTGAAGACCAGTTCCCTGGAAGAGAAGAACACCTCGGCAGGGAACCTCCCAGTCCCCGGATTCATAGCCATTACCTTGAGCATGTCTTCCTTGCTCAAACCCATCAGGTCCTGATAGGTCTTGAAGAAGTCCTGACCATTCCCGTACTGATTCCAGTAATCCACAATGGCTTTGGCTTGCTCTTCCGGAGGGCCAAAGAACCCAGAGGTAATACTGGCAAAGGCTAACAACTCCTCCTGGGTAAGATGAGTCGGTGCGGATGGAGTCTTACCAAAGGCAGCTTGGTACGAAGCCGTGTCTTCTATCCGTGGGACCTTATCTACGTGAACTAGAAGACCCCGGCAGTTTGGATGGTACGGAGGTATGTGCCAGTTATTGGCAACCAGTTGCTGGGAAGACATCTCCTTGAGTGCGGCAAGAGACTCGGCATCCTGCTTAGGCCAGGGTTGGAGAAGCTTCAACATCTCCGGATCTTCTGTAGCCAGGATGGTGTTCAGGGCATCAGAGGCTTCCCGCACCTGAAAGGTCTTACCGTGCATCTCGGCACACACCGGACAGATCCGGTTGTCCAACTGCTCAGAGACGGCATAGGTCTCCACCCCCAGGATGTCGGCTTCCATAGTAAAGCCGTAGGCCGACACTCGGGAGGTGTGCAGAGATGAAATCAATTGCAACATCCGGTCCCCCTCTTTCTTGAAGGAGACGAATTCCTGGGTAAGGATGGGCTCCTCGGCCTTTTTGACCTTGAGGGCTTCCTTCTCCGATTCCCCAAACAGGGTATCCGATTGGGCAGCTTGATGGTCAGCAATGACCTTAAGGAGTTTGCGTTGCAGTTGGAAGGTCAGGTTGAACCTGATGAACTTGCTGAGTAGCTTGAGAGTATTCTGAATGGTGGGCTCAAGATTCGTTGAGCCTATCATTGCATCCCGCACACTCTCCCGTCTGGAGAGTCGGGAAGCCCCGAAGAAGAGTGCCGAGTAGGCTAGATACCTGAGGGCTGGCAGGTTGTCGGTAACGATGGAGTCCAATGACAGAGCATTGGCTACCACATAAGCTTCTGGAACCTTGCCATCATCTAGGAGGGATCGAACATCCCCAGAGACTTTAAGAAAGATCCTGTTCCAAGAATCCTGAAGCTTATCAGTAAGGGACTTCTCCAGGGCTAAAAACGCTTCGGCTTTGACCGGCATGGTCAGTCATCATCTTTGAGGATTTTATCGAGTATAACAATATCCCCAGTAGATGTTCTCCACTCCTCCATACCAGCAACCTTAGCCCCTATGGCTTTAGGCTTTGGTTTGTACTTCAGCATGGATATCTGAGACTCGGGAATCTTCTTGAACCCTGCCGTATCATTGAAGATGAACAAAGGATCACTTGGACCACCGGCAGCTTCTCTAAAAGCAAACCACCGTTTCATATACTGCATTTTGAAAGAATCAACTTCTTCTGGAGAAAGCTTTCTTCTGTAGGTACGACCTAATGGGTTTCCTTCAAACCCAGGAACATACCCAAAAGGCTCCCATTCAGAAGCAGGAATCTTTTCCATGCTATGCAATCTATAGTCACTGGGAGTATCACCAAAAGTACCTCTCTCAATCCTAACCCCAGTACGAATCATATCCACCAAAGAAGACGTTGCTATTGAGCCACCCTCATTAGCAGTCCAAGGCTTATCTGCCCCAGCCCCAGTATGAGCAGCATCCTCCAAAGTATCCACAGAAATCTTGTCATTCAAAAACCGGTGAGCAATCTTCATTGCCCTAAAAATATCCCTGGCAATCTGTTTGTTAGTAGTGAAAGAGATGGTGCTAGAGGTTCCTCCACCTAAACCCTTTCCACTGTATTGACTCAATTCATCCCGTGTCTTCAATCCAAGAGCAAGAACTGAATCCCTAGCCGTAGTCACATGGTACAACTCGGGGGGAAGCTCACGGACATTCTTGATATCGTGTGTCCCCATCTCAGTGTAGGACCAGCCCTCTCTATAAGCATCCGTTATAGGGATCTGTCCTCTGGCAACAGCCTGAGTCATCTGAGCCTGCCATGCTTTTTCTGCGGTGCGATAAGCCTCCATTTCCTGATAGTCTTTTTCTCCTATATCACCGTACTTACCAGTACCAGTGTAATAGTCTTCAAACTTAGGTCTTGGTCCTAACTTCGGAGCAAACTGACCACCCTTACCCCCAGGTGTACCTGCGGGATGATGATTAGGATTAGCTTTGAGAATGCGTGAATACATCACGCAAAGACTTCACCATGAAATAGTCGCATCTTGTTACGGAATTGATTCGGGGTTAGATACTCAAGGAAAGCCTTCTTATCTTCCAACCCATACCGTTCA